TCAACCTTATCAACCTTTTAGAAAAAGGTTGAGCCAAAAACAACTAATCAACCTTATCAACCTTTTAGAAAAAGGTTGAGCCAAAAACAACTAATCAACCTTATCAACCTTTTAGAAAAAGGTGGAGCCAAAAACAACTAATCAACTTTTTGGCTCCACCTTTTCTAAAGGTGGAAAAAGGTGGATTTAGAGGACAGTATTCAAAAATTCATTCAATGTTTCCTTGGTTGGTTTTGCATCATATTCAATGATTTGTCCATCTTTTAATAATTTAATAGTAGGAAAGCCCTCAATATTATATTTATTCATCATTTGCTCAGTTTCAGCGCTTTCAGTAGTGCAATTAATTTCAGTAAATAATACTTGATAACCATTAATTGTTTTATTTTGGTATTGTGTTTTTAATTCACTCCAAATAGGTTTGGCTGTTTTACAATGGGGACACCAGTCAGCATAAAATAACATTAGTTCTGCTTGTTTCGTTGGGCCTGAATTTGTGTAACCTTCATTGTTTGCATGATAAATCGTTTTTAACTTTTGCGAAACATTTTTATAATAATAATAAATTGCTAAAATAATAAAAAAAACAATTACAACAATAATTATTATTGTTGTTCTTGTCATTTTCATACCACTTGGTATTATTCTTGGAAAAAAGGAATTTGAACTTTTGCTCATTAAATTATTCATAATCGTATATATATATATTATTAAAAAGAAATTAACATTGACGTTAAACGAATAATAAATTGTAAGACTATTTAAACATAATTTAATAATATTTATAAAATATTATTAAAGGATGCTAATACGAGATATAAATGGTAAATTAATAATGATGAATAAATATGATTATGCAAATGATATGATTTATTATGAAAAAATAATGAACATAAAAAAAGAATTTTCTAAAGATTGCGAATTTGAAAATAATATATCCAATAACACAAGCCAATTTTTTTCACCCAAAAAGGTTGTTGATAAGAAGCAATCTTTATCTTTGCAAAGTATTTGTAAATTTATAAATATTGAAGTTGACTAAAATAAAGATTTTATTACAAATATCATTAATAATCCAATAAAAAATGTAAATATATAACTACATATTATGTTCATATTTAATTGACGAGTTACTTCTAGTGATAAAGAAGAATTATGGGATAATTTCAATTGGTTTGTTTGTATTATATTCAAATAAAATGTATATGTTAGTAAACTTATGATTACAATTTTCATAAATAATGAAATTTTGAGGTAATTACTCAATGGACTAATAATAAATAATAAAATTAAAAAAATAGATATGAAGCAGCAAAAACATATATTTTTTGTATTTGTAAACTCCATTATTATATTATTATATTAATAATATAATATAATAATAATTTTTGAATACTATTATATTTATTATAAACTATTATCATAAACAGTTTAAAAGTTTATAATAAAGATAATATAGTTTGAACTCTTATATCAAATAAAATCAATGTCTGTTTTATCAAAAAAGTGGTATAGATGTTTGCGTTCATTGTTTTGTTTTCCTAAAAACAGCGATGATACTGAATATTTAGTGAATGTTGTTTATGAAAATACCGTTTCTTTTGTACCTCCTATCACAGTTGGAAAAGTAATCAGGGTTTATGATGGAGATACATTTACTATGATATCTAAATTACCTCATTCAGAAGGACCTATATATCGTTTTTCTGTTCGTATGAAAGGGATTGACTCTCCAGAAATAAAAGGAAAAACGGTAAATGAAAAAGAATTAGCAAGAAAATCACGCGACGCTCTCTCCAATCTTATTTTGGGGAAAATTGTTGTTTTAAAAAATGCATCTACTGAAAAATACGGTCGTATTTTGGCTGATGTTTATATAGGAGAATTATGTATTAATGAATGGATGTTGACAAATAATTTTGCAGTTAAATATGACGGTGGGACAAAAGAAAGACCAGAAGAATGGAATTGATTTTATGATGATATATATTTGTGTTAATTTAAAATTTTTTGAAGAGAATAATATTGTATTATATTAATGACAAAAACAAAAAAAAATAGAATTTTTTCAAAAAAAGATTATAATGCAGGCGATGGAATGATTACAAGTGTTTGGGGACCACCTTTATGGCATTATCTTCATACAATGAGTTTTAATTATCCTGTTAATCCTACCATAGAAGATAAAAAACATTACAGAAATTTTATTTTAAATTTACATTATGTTTTACCTTGTAAATATTGTAGAATGAATTTAAAAACTAATTTTAAGCAATTACCATTAAAAATGAGGGATATGAAAAATCGTGAAACATTTTCCAAATATGTTTATAATTTACACGAATTAGTAAATAAAATGTTACATAAAAATTCAAATCTTACTTATTGCGACGTGAGAGAAAGATATGAACATTTTAGATCACGCTGTACAGACGAGAGACCAAAATTGTTTAAATACAAACCATATTCAAAAACAATGAAAAATAAAACTAAGGAAAAAGGTTGTACCGAGCCATTATATGGAAAGAAATCAAAATGTATTATTAATATTGTACCTCAGGAAGAAAAAGGTCCTAGTATTCAAATAGATAAAAAATGTATTAAGACCAGGGAATAGACAAAAAATATAATTATTATCTTTTACTATAATTATAATAATTACATAATATATATTTTATTTAAAACACTTTAAATGTCTGATCCTCAAAAATTAGTTGCAGAATTTGAAAATTTGGAATCGCAATTTATCGCATTACAAAAAAATAATCCTTTTCCTCTAGGAGAAAATTATATAAAAATAGACCATGATTTTTTATTTGGATTGCCCGAAAAATTATACAAATCAACTATTTTAATTCAATTATATGATTATTTAATTAATAATGTACCAATGTATGATTTAAATGATGAAAATTTAACAGAATTGGGAATGGATAAAAGTAAAGATAAAGATGATATAGATAAAATTCAAGAAATTAATCAACAAATTATAGAATTAGGTAAAAAAGCACAATTGTTTTGTAAGCAACAATACATTATAAATAGACACACTCTTGACGTTTTAGATGATATTTTAAACAATGAAGTTTTAAAAAACGGAGAAGAGATACATATTGATGATGATAATTTAGAAAAAATATTAAATTCAATGATGAGTGGAGTAAATAAAACAATTGATAATCAAAAAGGAGGAGCAAATGAATTGTTAATTATAAAGATGATGCTTATTTTTATCTTATTAATAAACAATTCATCAAACGCTTTTATAAAAGATTTAAAAAATCCATCAGGAGACACTTCATCAAAAGCAATTCAGCCTACGTCAACAGAACTATACGTAGAAAGGGGTAATACTCAACTAGCAACCTTATTGAAAGAACCTGTCAAGGTTTCGGAAACTGTATCAACGAGTTCAGCAGTACAAATATACAACGCAGAAAAAAATAAAACAGAACAAGGACGGTTTGCAATGATAACAACCTTAGGAGGATTTTTGGTAAAAATATCTGCTGAGGATAAACTGAAACAAATTGTTGAAGAGTTTAATGAAAAATCTGTTAAGTTTGAACAGAATTCAACAGAAATTTGTAAAAATTTAATTAAAGAAACACAACAACAAAAAATATTTTTAAATTTTAAACAAATAACAACACAAGAAGATATTCAAAAAACTACGGAAGATTTAAAAAAAATGAATAATGAGATCATGACAAAAACTAATGAAGAAATAACAGATTACATATTCAGTTTAGGGTTAGGTTTTGCAACAGGAGACGTCACTACTATTATGGGATCTTTTAGTCATTTATTTGGAGCATATTTTGATGAACCAAGCGCTTATGCAGAAGAAGTAGAAAACTATAATAAAATGACAGGAACAGCTCAAGGTGAAATGATTAGTGCAAAGGATAAAGATATATTAGAGGGTTTTCTTTCAAAAGCAGGAAGAACTGCCTGTTCTGCCAGTTTTCACATACAATTAAAATATGATAATAATGAAAAAAATATTATTGTGTTAGGTGATCGTATTACTTACGAAGAATTTTCTATTTATATTGAAACAATTGTTAAAAATATTGAACTATCATTAGTTCCTTTAATTAGTAAGGCTGGATCTGGAATGAAACTTACAGATGCAGAAAAAGCAAAACTAAATGTGTTAATTAGTCTTAAAGAAAGATTGGAAGTTTTAGTAATGTTAATAAATTCTTTGAATGAAATTGTTAATTTTGCAGGTTATGCTGAATTAAATAAAAGACTTGAAATAAACCCAGGTCCTCAATCTTTTGATGAGGTTAGAAATTTTTTTAATACACAATTAGAATCGTTACAAGAATTATTAAATCAATTACATCAAGATTATCCATTGCAACTTAAAATGTTACGTGAACAAAAAGAGGCAACAGAAGCTAGAAGACAACTTGATGAATTACAAAGGCAAATTGAAATAGAAGAAATGGAAGAAGAATCAAGAATAAAACTTCATAAAGCACAATTAAATGCCAATTCAACTAAAGCTAGTGCAGAAGCTGCAGGTGCACAGATAAAAGCATATTTTGATATTGCAGAGTTTACGATGGAGGCAACTGGTAAAAAATTTGGCGATTTAACACAAACATTTGCTAAGGCAATTGCATCTGGTCCTCTTGGAATAGTAAAAGCGTTAGGCGATGTTTCTTCTGATTTGTTAAAATATTTATTTATGACACCTGGTGGGCTAAGTATCCTTTGTGTATTTTTATCTTCGTTGTGGCTTTTGGGATTTTGGCAAATAGCTGGTGTTATAAAATTTGTGCGAACAGCATGGGGATTTATAATATGTATTGTTCGCGGTCCCTTTTATTTATTTTATTATTTAATTAAAACCCCATATGGTTTAATATGCAGATTTGCAGGCTGTTTTTACAAAAAACCAGATAATAATAATTTATTAATTGAAAATGCTCCTCCAGCTCCTGAAGCTCCTCTACTTATTGAAGCTGGAGTAAATCCACCGGCAAATGCAAATCCAAATGCAACACCAGATATAAATCAACAACCTGTAAATGAACGCGGTGGATATAAACGAACAAAAAATAATAAAAATAGATATAGAATACAAAAACACACTAAAAAACAAAAAAAGAATAAAAATAAAACTTTGAAAAAAAAATTAAAATCAAGAAAACATAATAAAACTCACAAAAGATATAAAAAACATAAAAAAACAAACTAAATAATTGAATAAATAATAATAATTAAAATATACAACTTATTATTATTTACATACCAAAACTAGAGAAATCATTTAATACTGGAATAGGTAGAAATCCATTATTTGCCGAAGCGTTGTAATTAGGAACTTTTTTACATTCAAAGGATGGCTCGGGGCATCTTGCACATGCAGGGCAAGGTGGACATTGTTCTTGTCTTGGACATACTGTTGATGATGGACAAGCAGGACATACTGGAGGAACAATCTCTGATTTTAAAATATATAAATCTTCCTTTCCAGGTGGTATCATATTTTTTGAAATACCTGGTGGTAACGATTTACTATAATCATAACCTGTTTGTTTTTGTGAAGAATGAGATCGCGATGGTGATGGTGATCTTGATCTTGATGGTAAATCATTATAAGCTTTATTACTATTATTTATATTTGCACCTTTTACACCAGTACTTCCATAATAAGTAGAAGGTGTATTATTATAATTGCTATAATTTGAATTGAACGGATTTGAAATACTTTGATTGGATGATAAAGGATTGTTGATAGTATAATTATAAGTTCCTTTGCTGGTAGTTACTTGAATAGCCTTTTGTCCTTCATAATTTATTACTAAAGCTTTTTCTCCATTGGGTCCATAAAATTCAAGATTTTTTGATTTATCTGTACAAGTAGAAAAAGTCTCTTTTTTTGTATTTGTTTTTATATGGTCTTCATTCAAAAAAATGACAGGGTCCTCTCCTTTGGATAATGTTACAACAAGTGTAGGACTTCCATTGCTTTGCATATTTACTTTAACAGAACCGCCATCCTTTCCATAAAATGTGGTACCATTTGTTAGTTGTGAAGATGAACCTGAATAATGATTATAATGATCATAATTATTAGAACTATTAGAAACTGTATTATCATTGTTTTTATTATTCATTTTATCTTCAGGATTAACCGTAAAATTACCATTAAAACTTCCTGTGAAAGATTCTTTATTGCAATTTCCTCCTAAAAAGGAACATAATACTAAACCTAATAATAAAATTAAAAATAGAAATAATGCTTCAGTATTCATTGTATAATTTATATAGTGAAAAAAATGTTATTACTATTGTTTATTATTATAATTTAAAAAATAATTGAATTCAAATAATAGTTATATTATTAATTCATTATATTTTAAAAATTATAACACGATGATTACTGAGAATGATTATACTGTTGGTAGTGGCTTTGAGATTGATGAACAATTGAATTCACAACAATCAAATAAAAAGGTTAAAAAAACAAGAGTACGTTCTGTGTTTAATTTGAATCATTATTATATTGATGATGTAAATACGCTAGAAATTGGCGCAGATGAGGCTGGACGCGGTCCTCTTTTTGGAAGAGTTTATAGTGCAGCTGTAATATTACCTAAAGATAATAGTTTTGATCATTCTAAAATGAAAGATAGTAAAAAATTTCATTCCAAAAAACAAATTGACGATGCTGCAGATTATATTAAAAAAAACGCATTAGCATGGTATGTTAGTTTTGAAGATGAGAAAACAATTGATCAAATAAATATATTACAAGCCACACAAAAAGCAATGCATAATGCTATATTAGAAACACGTAATCAGTACAATGAAATAATGAAAAAACAAGGAAAAAAAGAAAGTAGTGATTATAAATTCTTCTTATTAATAGACGGAAATTACTTCAATCCTATAACACATTTTAATAAAAGTGCAAATAAATTAGAAATTATTCCTTATTCTTGTATTGAAGGCGGTGACAACAAATATACCGCAATAGCAGCTGCTTCTATTCTAGCAAAAGTAGAACGTGATAAATACATTGAAGAATTATGCAAAGAAAATCCTGAATTAATTGAAAGATATGGAATAGACCAAAATAAGGGTTATGGGGCCAGACGTCATTTAGATGGAATTAAAGAGCATGGTATTACAGTTTGGCACAGAAGAAGTTTTGGTATATGTAAAACCTTTTCCACCTTTTAGAATCCACCTTTTAGAATCCACCTTTTAGAAAAAGGTGGAGCCAAAAATTTGTATTCGTAAATATTCAACTAAAAAGTCAATTTTTTGGCTCCACCTTTTTCTAAAAGGTGGATTGGAATAAAATTGATATCTTTTTTTATAAATTAATTAAATAATATTTTTATATAAAATAAGTTAAAATGGTTAAAATTTGCGTATTTGATACTGAGACAACTGGTCTACCTCCAGTTTTAGATGGTAAAGATTGGAATGAGAGAAACGTCAATGATGGTAAATTATTAAATTTTGATGATCTTTCTAAATCGTCTTCTGTTTGGAAACAACTTCTATCGTTGTGGCCAAGTATTATTCAGCTTAGTTATATTATTTATGATACCGAATTACCAAATAATAGCAAAATTTTTAATAAATATATTGAAATCCCAGATGACATAGTTATAGCAGAATCTTCTACAGCAATTCATCACATTGATAAAGAAAAAATCATGCAAGAACCAGCTGAAAAAAAAGCACTAATTGTTGACGCTATCGCTGAATTTATAAATGATATTATGGATCCTAATGTTGTTACAGTTGTAGGTCATAATGTTCAATTTGATCGTAAAATGATAATAGCTGAATTATTGCGATTGAACAATTCAACCATAGATGAAAAAACCGAAAAACAATTACAATTTCTAATGACTAATAAAAATTTCACGTGTACTATGGATGTAAGTGCTCCTATATGCAATATACAAATCGCAGTGAATTACAAAGATAAAAAAACAGGCAAAGATAAAGTATTTTATAAGGTAAAAAGTCCAAAATTGATAGAGTCATACCAATATTATTTTGGTTATTCACCAGACGGTGATTCATTGCATGACGCGTTAATTGATGTAATATTATGTTTACGTGTTTTTATGAAATATAAATACAATGAGGATATTTGTGGGAAAAATGATATTATTACAGAATATATTTTTAATATATCGCCTCAAGGATATGTTTGCAATGAAGACAATGTTTCAAAAAACATTGACATTGAAAATATAAAATTGGAAATAATAGATCCATTCAATGAAGAATCTAAAGAAACACCTGCTGAAACAGAAACAAATTCAAGCACGAAAACAAAAACAAAAAGTAAAAAAACTGGTAAAAAAAATAAAAAAACAAAAACAAAAAGAAGAAGGTCTAAACGCATTTCAGCGCAAAAAAAGAACAAGATTTGAGAAGGGTTGTACCAATCTCATTTTGGCTCCACCTATTATAAACCTAGTTTTTGCGCAACTTTTCCTAAAAGTTGCTAGGCAGAACACATCTCGCATATTTCATCCCTTTCTTCCACTTTTTTCTTCTCTGGTTCTATTGTAAATTGTTGAGCCTGATGTTTTGCCTTTCTTCTCAAATAATAAATACCTGTTTTTAATCCTTTTTTCCATGAATAGAAATGCATAGATGTAAGCGTATTATAAGTTGGATCTTCTACCCATAAATTCATGGATTGACTTTGACAAATAAATGCTCCACGATCGGCTGACATATCAATTAAATGTTTCATCGGCATTTCCCATACAATTTTATATTTGTTTCTAATATGTTCACTTAATATGCTCAATTGTTGTACGCTTCCCTTGTTTGCAATAATATTGTTTTTAATTTGTTCATTCCATAATCCCAAATCAATAAGTTCTTTCATTAAATATTTATTGACTACAACAAATTCTCCTGCTAATGTACGACGACTATATAAATTACTTGTAAATGGTTCAAAACACTCATTAAAACCTAATATTTGTGATGTTGACGCGGTTGGCATTGGTGCTAGTAAAAGAGAGTTTCGTAACCCATGATCTACAATAGATTGTTTTAGAGCTTGCCAGTCGTAACGTCCTGATGTTGGCTCTACTCCCCACATATCAAATTGTAGGATACCTTTTGAAGCAGGAGAATTTTCAAAAGATTGGTATGCCCCAACGTGCGCTGGTTTTAATCCATATTTCAATCCATTTGTATATTTCATTTCATACAAAACTGTATGGTCAGTTAATTCAACTTGTGACAAATATCTTTCTTTAATAGCAATAGCAATTTCATTACTTTTTTCCAGTGCTGCATGATAAATTGTTTCAAAAATCAATTTATTAACTTCTTTGGCTTCCTCACTATGAAATGGAATATCCATTAAAATAAATGCATCTGCTAAACCTTGAACACCAATACCAATGGGTCTATGCAACATATTACTGCGCTCTGTTTTTGGTGTTGGATAGAAATTGACATCTATTACTTTGTTCAAATTGTTTGTTACTACTTTTGCAACTTCATGTAGTTTTTCGTAATCAAAAATTCTGGTCTTTTCATTTACAAAAGTAGGAAGTGCAATGGAAGCCAAATTACAAACAGCTGTTTCTTTATCGTCAGAGTATTCTAGAATTTCGGTGCATAAATTTGAACTCTTAATCGTGCCAAGATTCTGTTGATTAGATTTTTTATTCGCAGCATCCTTAAAAAGTAAATAAGGTGTTCCAGTTTCCATTTGTGCATCCAAAATTTTAAACCACAAATCACGCGCATTCATGGTTTTGCGAGCTTTTCCGTCGTTTTCATATTTTGTGTACAAGTCAACAAATTTATCGCCATAAACATCAGATAAACCAGGACATTCATTTGGACAAAATAAAGACCATTTACCGTTTTCTTTTACACGTTCCATGAATAAATCACTAATCCATAATGCATAAAACAAATCTCGCGCCTTTGATTCTTCATCCCCGTGATTTTTCTTCATTTCCAAAAAGTCTTCAACATCAGGGTGCCAAGGCTCTAAGTAAATAGCAAAAGAACCATTACGCTTTCCGCCTCCTTGATCGATATACCTAGCTGTATTATTAAACACACGTAACATGGGTACAATACCATTGGAAGTTCCATTAGTTCCATGAATATGAGTACCTTTAGCTCTTATATTGTGTATATGTAAACCAATACCTCCTGCCCATTTTGATATAAAAGCGCAATCTTTTAGTGTATTATAAATACCGTCTAAACTATCATCTTCCATTGCAATCAAATAACACGAACTCAATTGTGGACGCGGCGTGCCTGAGTTGAAAAGGGTTGGAGTCGCATGCGTAAAATATTTTTGCGACATCAAATCATATGATTCTTTTATAGTAGAAAGAAGACATTTGTTTTTATTGTTACTATTTACATGAATACCTATAGAAACACGTAACCACATATGCTGGATCCTTTCAACTACTTTATTCTTCAATCTAAATAAATACGCTCTTTCCAATGTTTTAAACCCGAAAAAATCAATTAAATAATCTCTACTATGATCAATCATGTCGTTCAGCTGATCTGCGTTTTTATCTATATATTTCCATATGTATTCAGCTATAAGAGGTTTATGAATTCCATGAATATCAGTAAATTCGTATAATTCTTTCATGACATGTGAAAAAGCCGATGAAGTATTTTTTTGATGATTTGATATCACAATTCTAGAAGCAAGAACACCATAATCTGGATGATGTGTTGAAAGAGACGCACATTGTTCAGCAGCAAGTTCATCAATTTTAGCTGTTTCAATTTTGTCATATAACTGATCAATCACTTTCATTACCAAAGACGAATAATTAATTTGAATACCAACCTCTTGTCCTAATTTTTTAATACGATTTAATATTTTATCAAATGACATTTCTTCTAAGTTCCCGTCTCGTTTTGTTACACGCATGTCATTATCTGTATTATTATTATTAATCATATTAATGCTATAATATATATTATATTTTATAATAGTTTTAAATGATTTTTATTATTTTTATATAAAATATATATATATAAAAACAACATATAAAATGAAGTATAATAATATATCTTTAATAGTTCTAACTGTAATAATATTTGGATTATTATTAGGGCTACCATTATTTTATAATATGTTTAAATCCATAAAAATGATAGAAAATTATCAAAATTATGATATATATAATAACACAAGTTTAGGAGGAGATAACGGTAAATATCCATTTCCACAATCCGACCTTCTTGTGGAAGATAGTTATCCACCAACAGGAAGAAATGGAATATCCAATAATGGTGCAAGCAATATTTGGTGGCATTATCCTATTTTTAAATTGGGTTCATATGACCAAATAACAAATAATATTAGATATCCTAATAATCCGGATGAAGGTACATGTATGCCTGCGAGTATGTGCGGAGCATTGTATAAAGAAAAACAATTGAAAACTAATTATGTAAAACAACTACCCCCTATTAACCCAAATTGTGGTACAAGAGTTGGTTATTTTGATACAAATATCAACTTGTTACCATTTAGAACAGATATGGCGAATATTTTGTATTAAATATTCCATCTTTAACGGTGTAAAACGCCCATTTTATAGAGAAAAAGATGAAAAATACTACAAAACTCACTGAAAAATAAATACTCTAATTAAACAATATAAAATTTTTTTGGATAGTAATATACAAAATGATTTTTATATTACTATTATTATTTGCAGTTACAACAGTATTTTCTATGGAAAAAAAACAATTTATTATAAATTCAAAAGTTCCAATATGTAAAAATTGCGTGTATTTCAAACCATATAAAAATGATAAGAAATTCTATGACTTAGGAAAATGTACAAAATTTGGAAAAATGGATATTTTATCCGGAATAATAGAATACAAATATGCTTCTAGTTGTAGAACGAGCGATGACCTTTGCAGTTTTAATGGAACATATTATGAAGAAAGAAAACATCCAAATATTACATTATCTATTTTTCAAAGTGAATGGTTAAACGAATAGTCAAAAATATTTAGATACTATAATAACTATTTACGAACTAGATAATTAGTTATAAATTAATGTGCGTTTTGAATAAGAAAAGATTTAATAAATATAATTATTGTATTATAATAAAAATATAATAATACAATAATTATATTTATTGTGAAGATGAAATTTATTTCATTGGGGCATAGATGTTATGTTACAACATCACTAGGATTTAATAAATTAAGAAATGAAGCATTTCCATTTGATAGTATAATATATTCCTTTGAAGGTGTTATTGATTGTTTTCAAAATAATTTTATTAATTTTTTTCCAAAACAAATTATATGTGAAGATGTTTTTGTTGGGACAACTCAACGTGAAGCAGATAATAATGGTAATAGAAAATTATTTCGCGGAAAATATGGATGCTTTACTCATCATGATTTAAATGATGAAGTTGTTTTACATACATTCAAAAAAAGAATCCAAAGATTGAATGAATATTTATTAGCAACAAATGATGAAGTTATTTTTCTTAGAACTGTAATGGATGACGAAGAAATTATTTTATTAAACAAATTTATTGATATTATGAAAAATATTTATCCCAAATTAAATTTTAAAATATTTTTAATTTATGATAATAAACATATACCTGAAATAATTTTAAAATATAATGAACATGCTTATATAGTTAATAGTATTATGACGTCATTGGATCAAAATGCACAAACACATCCTACAAGTTACTATCACTATTTATTCACTTATTTTAAAAATATAAAAAATTTTAATGATATAAAAATAAATGACAATTTTAATGATACTAATATAATATTTAAAAATGATGGATATAAAGGATATGCTATTAAAGATGGAATATTTCCATATGATTTACACCATTGAATTTACTTTTATTACCGAAACAAATAACAAAATCTAAAAATAATTTGCTAAGTGAAGATTTTAGGTTATTTGATAATGGTAAAGAAATTACACCTTTGCACATTTAAAACGCCCATTATAGATACATTTTCTTTGGGTTTTTGCGAGTTTTATTCTTTGCAATATATTTTTCTTTTCTATTATAAGCACCTTCTATGATGTTCTTATAATGTTCTTTCGGTATTATTTCTATTGCCTTTGTTATGTTTTCTCTTAAATTCGCATATTTCAATCCACTAAACTTTTGTAATATTGATTTCAACATACTAAAATAATTCTCAATTGCATTGCTAAAATGTTGATACGGAACACTATATAACAATTTGTTATGCTTATTTACTAATTCACGTATAGTATCATTTTTATGTGCAGATACATTGTCTAAAATAATAATTTTATTTTTGTATTTTTCTGTGATAAATTTCTGCAAAAATTCAACTAATCGTTCGGTATTTATACCACATTTTTCATATAAATCCCATCCTTCTAGACCATTTACAGAAATAGCAAATATACCAGTATATTTCTTGAATACATCTTGTGATTGTGTTTTTATTACACACCGTTTCCCTCTTTGACTATAACAATGATTACGTTTCTGTAATGATTTTATACTTGTCTCGTCTATACAAATAATATCTTCTATTTTATATTTGCTAATTTCATTATAGAATTCATCTAATTTTTCATTGATATTTATTTCTTTACCCCATCTATGCGTAGGTTCATGTCTTATTCTTGTTAATTTCAAAGTTATATTGTTGTTATTTACAACTCTATTTAGATGAAACCTACTCAATGATAATGATGGATATTTTCGTTTCAATAAAAATAATAAATCTTCCATGGTAATTGTTTTGTTTTTGTTGATTTCATCTTTGATAAACCGAATATGTTCTCTTTTTACTTTGTATGCAATAGGCGTTCTATTATTTCTTTCTAAATTACCTTTTTTCTTATATTGTTCAACCCACCTCATCAAACTACGACGAGAACATTCAAATACTTTACAAACTTCTTCTTGTGTATTATCTTCCACTAAATAATATTTAACTGCTTGTAGTTTATAATCTTCGCTTTTGTGATGCGTCATATAAAATTATAACATAAAAAACTTAAAAATGTATTTATTATATATTTTAGTTATATATAATGAATTCTAACGACGAAGTAAGTGAATTGAAACAAAAAATAGAAAAAATGGAAAAATATGTTAAGGAATTAGAAGAACATTTGAAAAAATATACAAATAGCAATAGGCATGTAAAATATTACGAAAACAACAAAGATGTTGTTAAAGAACGAACAAAAAATTATGTAGAAAAACTGAAAAATGAAAACCCTGATAAATTGAAAGAATGGCGACGAAATTATTATTTGAAAAAGAAAGAAAAGAAGAAAGAAGAACAATCTATCTAAAAATTATCATATTCGTTATTTTTAGATAAATATACATTTGTAATCTCATTGCTGGTTTTTATTTCTTCGATCGCATCACATAATTCTTTTACCCAGTCGTAAGTATCGTTCATTACGTCTTCTTGTAATAAACGAATAACTGAATATCCGTTATTATTTGCACATTCTTCTTTGAATTTGTCGTTTTCAAATTGTTCTTCTGGTAATGACCAACACCAAACGTTTCTAAAATGTTGCGGTCCATCTAATTCAATAATTATTTTAACTTCTGGAATACAAAAATCAAACGGTAAATATTGTATTTTTTTGCACCATTCTTTTTTAAATTGCGATATTAAATTAGGAAATTTTTGTTTCATTGTTTCATATAATTTTGTTTCTGTTTTATTTATACAAAATGGACATCCACAACCGTGTAAATGACTACCGGGTGTTTGTTCAAATTCGCGATGTGTTTTACAAATAATTGTAATTTTTGTGTGATTATTTTTATATTCAACTTTTGAATAATCATATTTATCTCCATGTATTTTTTTTGCTTTTTCTATAAATTCATCAGTAGATGGAGAATAATTTCCACTGCATTTATTACATCCTTTTCCCTGAATATGATGATGTGGTGTTTGTTCAAATTCATTATGGGTTTTACACATAATAATTACATTTGAATATGCATTACTATATTCAACCTTTGAATAATCATACTTATTTCCATGTATTATTTTTGCTTTTTCTATAAATTCATCAGTAGATGGAGAATACTTTCTTGAACATTTACTACATCCGCCACCAGAAATATGATAGTGTGGTGTTTGTTTAAATTCATTATGGGTTTTACATATAATAATTACATTAGTATTATAATTTATATACTCAACTTTTGAATAATCGTATTTATCTCCATGTGTTTCTTTCATTTTTTGTATAATTGTTTCATTATTATATCGTTGTAAATTATTAATTGACATATTAGCACATTTTTGACAACCATGCCTTTTATTTAGATGACTATATGGTATTTGTTTGAATTCTTTATGAGTTTTACATATAATAATTACGTGTGTTCTTGCATTTATATATTCAACCTTTGAATAATCATACTTATCTCCATGTATTATTTTTGCTTTTTCAATAAAATTCTTTGTTTTAACATCTTGTTCAATCATAATATTAAATATAAATTATTTTTAATTCATATTCAATATGATTCAAATATTTTATTTCAATTTTTTATATAAATTTATTAATTATAACATAAAATACTTAAAATTAAAATATTTAGGTATATTATAATGGGAAAGAAAAAGAAGGAAGATGCACCCATCAAAGAGAAAACAACACGGAAAGATGTTCAAGAAAGAAAAGAAACAAATAAAAACACAGAATTCACGTGTGTAAAAACAAGTTTCAATAGTTTAGTAGAAAATAATTATTTGAATGGAGGAATACAAGAAATTGTATTGAATATCAATAAAATATGTTTTTTATCGTATCAGTTATTAAACTACCATTTTACAAGATTAATTCAAGAAAATAAACAACTTCCTGAAATTACACAGAATTTATTTTATCAAGC